TGATAAATCCACGATCCAGCCGGCAGCTCTATGCCATTAACCTGATCAGACGCGAGCAATGCCGTCTTGCGAAAGTGCTGACCGTTTTCGTCTGGCTCGGACTCATCGCTACCAGTCGCGCCCGGCATGCTGACAGGCGTGCATTTACCGCTCAGAAAGTTGACCAGCCCGCCGGGTTGACGCACTTGCAATGGCTCGCCGTTGTGCTGGGCTTCAGTTCCGTCGGGCAGTTCGAGGCGGCCGACTTGTATCTTGCCATGCCAGGGGCAGCCCCAGATCGGGAAGTCGTTGCTCATTCTGCGGGTACCGGTGCTGATGGGTCTGCGTAGTCAAAGATGACTTCCGCGCCGGTGGCGTCGGTCATCTTTACCTTTTTCGGGGCCGGGTACAGGAACAGGCCGTCGCTGCTGGGTATGCCGGTTCCCCAGTATTCGCGGGTGCTGAAGTGCTGCTCGGTGAGCGGGCTGGCGATGCCGCCGCCACCTGTGCTGCTGCCGGGCTGGTAGTTGGACTGGGCATATCCGCGCGCAGACGGGATGCCGCCGCGCGGTTCTTCGCGGCGGAGTGTTGGGGGCGTCGGCGGGCGGTCGATGATTTCAGATAGATTGCGGGCCAGCCCCTCGGCCAGCCGCTGGGCTCTGGCGTTCAGCCGACCACGAATGCCGCCGGCTCGCTCGTTCAGATTGCCGCGCAGCTGGTTTGCGCGTTCGGTTGGCGTTGTCATTTACAGCTCCAGGGTGTCTGCTGGCGGTGCGATGGAGTAGGTGACCACAACGGCGGCCTCAATCTCGTTCCGCCACTGCTCCAGAATCTCCGGGGTATCAATCGCAAAGCGCCGGGGATAGCGGTCTGCTGGATCGCCGTTGCCGATTGAGTAGTTGCCGGCGAAACCGGGCAGCTCTTCGTCATACGGCGGGCTGTCTATGCGCAGGCCGATCTGTGTCGGCAGAGAGCCGGGCATAACTGGCCCCGGCTGATCCTCAAACTCTGGCGGGTCTGGCAATACTGGTATGTCACCGATAGCGGTCGCTGCGCCGAGGCTTGGCGCAATGCCTATGGTGAGCAGTGCGGTGCCGGTTTGCGTGTCCATTTCCTCGGTCAGCATGACGACCATGCCGGTGACATCAGCCCCCTGATCACGCAGGCGCAGTCGGTGGCCGAAATCAATTGCCAGAGCATGAGCCAGCGGCACCTGCCACGTCACAACATTGGCCCGTTGCGCCGCGCAGAGCGTGGCCACGCCGGCTGATACGGCGCAATCAAAAGCGGCAGCAAGGCGCTCAGGGTCGCGGCGCTGGAGCTGATCAATAGGTGCATCCGTAACCGCGGCCACAAGATCACCGGTGCTTTCGTCCCAAAGCCTGTCGTTTTCTGTGTCGGTGTCGAGCACCACCCGCCCACGCTCGATCACCTCGCCAACGGCTGCCACGGAGTCGGCAACCTCAAGCCGGACGGTGTACTTCTCAACAGCCCGCTGGCTCCAGCGGATCGACGCCGAGAAGTCGGCACCGAGCAACAGGTCGGTATTTTTGTTGTACCAGGGCTGCGGCAGATCGGGCAGATCGCCGTAGAGCCGGTACCAGGTGGACGAAGACAGATACCAGCCAGCTGAGTTGACCGCCTCGGTGATCATGTCTACGTCTGGCAGTTCGGTCGAATCTGCCCGCCACGCATTAAACCCGGCCAGCGACATATTCCCGCCCGTGCCCGGGTGGCGCCAGGTGTAGCTCTGCCGGCGCTGGCGGTAGCGCGTGTAGCGGTAGTCCAGCTCCAGCTCATAGACGTTCACTGCATCGCTGAGCGTTGCAAGACCAACGTCAACCGACTCATGCACTGTGGACCCGGGCGCAAACTCGTAATGCACGGCGTCAATGTGCCAAGGGGAGATTCTCGGGACGCCGTAGCGGTCTGCGTTGAGGCTGGCTGTGCGGGTGCTGAGCCGCTCCTGGGCGTAGTCCCAGCGTGAGCGGCCGGCGACATCCTCGAACACGTCCGGCGACCACAGCCCGCCTACTAGGGTATCGATGGCCGCGATGCTCATGGCCTCGACATTCTCGGCAAGGCGGGTATTCGCCTCGCAGCTCAGGACCCGAGAGACCACATCAAACTCGGGCTGTACCAGTTGGCCGGTGAAACGACGACTCACCACCTCTGGCTCGCCGTGCAGGATGATATCGATAACGACAGAGCGCCCACTGTAGCTGCCGATGGATACCGGCGCAGTGCCAAGCCACAGCTGGAAAGACGCAACGGCGTCACCCGACTCTGACCGGTCGACCACAATGGCGCCAAGCAGCTGATCAGTCACATCATCGCCATCCAGCAGCAAGCGCGGCGACCAACTGAAGCTGCTGCCCGGCTCGATGATCTGCGTGACGATGCCAGAGCTGCCCAGCCCGTTCAGCGGTACCGCATTAAGCGGGTATGCGTTGAACATGGTCAGACCTCACGCATGACAAGCTGCCAACTGAATTGCCGGTCGCCGATATCCTCAGCAGGCGGATCAACCAGCACGGTGAAACGGGGGAACCACACCAGGCGGTACACCACCGCACCGGCCACCGGCGTAATGGTTGCGTCCAGATCGCTCATGGTGACCTCTGCCCTGACCCACTGCTCGCCCACAAGCGCCTCGGCAGTGACCGGTTCATCAGGCCGCACAGCTGCAGTCAGCGTCGCCGTGCTGCTTACGGTTGCCAGCGTGAGTGGCTTGGGACTCCAGAAGTCCAGCTCACCGCGCAGGTTGACGCCATCAAGCCCGCTGCTGATCCAGCCGGTACCGGTGACGGTAATCACCCGCTTGCTGAAGTGCGTCATCCGCACCGGTCGGCCACCGGACAGAATCACATCCGTAGAGCCGCCGGCATCGCCATAGCTGACCAGCGGCTCGCCGCTGAATATCGAGACCGGCACGCCGCCCAAAATCATCTGTGTCATGGTTTACCTGCGTTTGAGTCGGGCGGTACGCGCAAAGCGCGCCAGATCCTCGATGGTGCTGGAGTCACCCTGCAGACCAAAGGTTCGGTCACCGAGGGTGAGGTAGAGGGGTGTGCCGCCAGCCGATGCAGGCGCAGCACCAACCATGCCACCGTCCGCGTAGCGCGGCAGGTTCATGCCGTTTATGCTGTCCAGAAATGACTGGCCGTACTTGCGCACAGCAGCAGCGCGGATAACGTACTCGCCATTCGAGCCCCACATCAGCACGCTGTCACTGGTGCCAGTGCCTGGCCCCCGGATCGGGCCGCCGCTCGCAAGACCTGGCAGCGCCTCACCACTGGCAACAGCCGGAGCCAGCACGGTCGGCTGAATAGTCAGCTCTTTGCCCAGCCGGGCATTCAGCGCCTGCATCTGCGCAATCAGCTCTTGCTTGGCAGATTCTGGAAGAGCGATATCCAAATCGAACTTGGTCAACTCTGCGATCTGGGTGTTGAGGGACTCAACCTGTGCCTTGATGTCCGCCAGCTTCTGCTCGGCGCGGGACTGCTCAATGTCGTTCGCGGCCAGCTCGATCTGCTGCAACTCTTTGGCGAAGCCCTCAAAGCCATAGGTGTTCTCGCCAGCCTGAGCCAGATCCTCCAGCATTTTGAGCGCGGCCTGAGCGGCCTTCTGGGCGCCTTCAACGTCACCGGCCTGCAGCGCCTGCCGTGCCGCGATCTTCAAATCTTGCGCGTTGCCGTATGAGGCCCCAGCCTTGCCGCCGAAACCGCTGATCGCTTCGGCATAACGCTGCTCAATGGCCAGCCGCTTCTCGCGGATATCCTCGATATCCTTCTGAGCTGACTTCTCTTGGCTGACAAGCTCGCGCAAGGCCGCCTTGGCGTCTGCAGTCAGTTGCTTGTATGACTCTGCCAGCAACTCGTTGGACCGCCCAACGTCGTTTGCAGTGTCCTCGCTCAGCGCCTTCAATTCTTGGGCCGACCGGTTTGCTGCCTCGCCCTCGCGCTGGTAGCTGCCGTCCCACAGCTTACGGATACGCTCCTCTGCTTTGGCGGCAGCCTCTTCGTTATCGGCAGTTACCTCGCGCATGATCTGAGCAGCAGCACTGAAGTTGCCCTTGGCGGCCTGCACTGCAGCAGCGGCAGTCGCGCCAATAAGCCGCCCGAGGTTGCCGAAAGTCGATGACACCCCAATTACGACCGTCGCCAGCGTCTTCATGGCAAACGAGAGGACATTGGAAACCGTGGCGGCGGCCCCGCTGTCTCGTGCATAGTCCAGCAGCAGGCCGGTCATTTCGTTCATGGCTGGCAGCATTTCAGCCGTCAGGCGCTTGCCGACCGATTCGCCCGCCAGCCCGAGCGTGTCCATGTTCTGCGCGAACTGCTTGGCATCGGCAGCGGTCTGGCCGCCGACGATAAAGCCGAACTCCTCGGCGCGCTTGGCCAACCGTTGAAACTCCTCGCCGTTGTTGCGCAGCAGCGGCAGCAGCAGCGTAGCGTCGTTGGCGATGGCCTCCATGTAGAAGGTCATTTCAGACTGCGAGAGGTTCGCTTTCTCCAGGCTGCTCACATAGAGCTGCAGCGCATCCGGGCCAGATAGCTCACGGAACTGCTCAGCAGTGACGCCAGCCAGAGGCGCGATCTGCTCGAAGAAATCTTTCATCGGCCCGCCGCCGGACTGAAGGAAGTCGCCCACCTTGTCCTGCACATCCTTGAACACGTCGCCGATCTTGTCCGACTCCATGCCCAGCGTGCGAGCCGCGAACTGCCAGCGCTGGAACACCTCGACGCTGGTTCCAGACACCTGCGCCATGCGCTCCATCTGCACAACAGCCTCAGCCGAGCGGCGGGCCAGTTCGGCCGCACCAGCCCCGACCGCAAAGGCTGCTGTCAGGAATGCGCCTGCAGCCTTGGCGTTCTTGCTCAGCCGGGTGAGCTGGGAGTCGGCCTCCCGAAACGCTTGGCCGGCCTTGTTCTCGCCCTCGATGACCAGCTGTGTTTTAACCTTGCTCATCGACGGACCTCATAAACTTCTGCCAGTTGTTCTGATCTTGCTGCGCGGCGCGGCTGGCGATTGCCATGTCGCGCAGGCGTGCCCTGTCCTGCAAAGCTGATTCCTCGGCGAACAGCTGGATTTGCGCCAGGGTGTAACCCTGCACATCCTCCCAGCGGTGGCCTGCGCTGATCAGTCGCTGGACTGCTGCGCCCCAGCCAGCACGCTTGCTGCGCTTACCAGGGCTTGCTCGAAAAAATCCTTGTTGACCCGGATAACCTCATACATCAGCTGCACTGCTGCAGCGGCAGGAAGGCGGCGAATACGCCAGCGGCTCAAGGTGGTGGTGGATCGCAGCACATCCAGCAGCACGCCGCTTTCCCGCGCCTGTGCATACAGTTGCACAGTGGTTTCGGACGCGGCGATGGCGATAGCCTTGGCAGCGGCCTGGCCGAACCGTTCAAAGTCGCGGAAGCGCACCGGCGTGATTACGACCTTGCGGCCAGCAACCAGCACAGTGACTGGCTTGGGAAATAGAATCTCGTGGTGCGACATGCCAATCTCCAGGCAATAAAAAACCCGCCGTGGCGGGTTTGGTGATTCTTACAGAACTGGAGGCGAGTGCCTCAACAGCCCGGAAATAAAACTAAATATCATCATCAGAATGAACGCAGCCAAGATGATCGCGGGAATCGCAGCCAAAATGATCTTGGTCATCAGCCAGATCAGGCTGAGGAACGGAATCTTCACCCCGGTGACCACAACACAATCAGGGGCAGCGGCATTCAGCTTGGCTTGCCACTCTCGCTCTTCACGTTGCTGGCGACTTGCGGCAACGCCAGCCTTCGCGCCGGCAATCCCGGCTGCGACCTTGCCGGTTACCGGCTGCGCAGCGGCTTCCTGCCTAGCCTGAACCTTGGCATACACCACGCCGCACTTCGGACAAATCTCCGGGCTCGCGGCGTTCTCTGCCATCGTTGGCTCATACTTGCACTTTGGACATTCCATGACCTTCCTCCCTGGTTGAGTACAGAGAGGAAGGTATCACGACTTAATCCACGTCCTGAAGGTACAGATACTGGCTGACATCAGTGCCAACCTTAGACGCATCCTTCTCAGCCTTACCGGTGAACTCCATAGCACCGAAGTCATCGCCAATAAGGCCAAGGCTTGCAGGGCTGTGGCTGATGCGGTGTACATCCACAATCATCGGCTTGCCGGTGCGGGCTTCGTTGAGCCCCACGAACACTTGGCGGAACTTCTTGTTGCTCTGCGTCATGGCCTGAATGTCAGCATGTGCTGGATAGGAGTAGCTGATGGTAATTTCGGACTCATCCGCGATGGTGCCACTTTCCAGAACTTCGATACCTGCATCAGACAGCAGGTAGTCCTCATCTACTACATAGGTCACGTCACCCGCAGCGTTCTTAACAACGACAGCGCTTGGCTTCGGAAACGCAGTTTTAACCAAGGCGCCAAGGTATGCCGTGTGCTCTTCCTCGGTGACACTGCCTGCCGCCTTGTCAGTCACAGTTGCTCGCAATGCGCGCGCGATATTGGCCTTGTTAAAGTGGTGAGCCGTATAGCTCACGTTCATAGCGGTGATGCGAGTAATGCTTGAATCAAGCCCGCCGCCTGGGGTTGTGTAGTCGGTCAGCGTGATCTCTTCGGTTTCCGCCTCATAGCTCAGAGCTGAGCAGTTGCCGATAAAAATCAGCTTTTCGGGGGTGTCGATATCGGCCAGATACATCTTTCCTGTACCGACAAATGCGCCTCTTGGGTCAGTCATTGCGGGTTTCCTCTGTGCATAAAAAAACCCGCACAAGGCGGGTTGATAGGTGTTGTTGCGGTACTACTCTCTGATGACGACGCTGAGCTGTATGGGTATCAGCACGCAGGCAGCAGACTCGCCGCTTCCCGGTGGGACGTGCTCCGGCGTGCCAAACTCAATCTTTGAAACGCCATGCGGCGCCCACGGCAAATGCTGCCCGCCGAATGGGGTCAGGGCGCGCAGGATGTCCAGCTCGACGCTTTCCAGAGCCTCGTCGTAATCATCCATGTCGGCTTCAACTGCGCCGAAGACGTAGAACGCGCGCTGCAGTTTCAACGCGCACGGACCAGGCTCTGGCGCGGCGTCTCGACCCTTCTGCACCACAATCAGCGGGAAACTGACGTCATCACTCTTGATGATTTCGTTGAACCAGCCGCTACGAACAGCCAGCCCCGCATTGGTGAGAAAGCCGTTGTCCTGAGTCACTTCGCTGAGTCGGGCGATCAGGCTTTCCCGCGCCAGGGTGAGGATGTTCATCGGCGTTGCTCCATGCAGGCGACAGTCACAAACAGACCATCATCTGCAATCACTTCCTCAACCAGGAACCGCCGGTTGTTGAAGATGAATATGCCGCCCCGCGATACCGCGCAAAGCTCTACCTTGCGGTATGTGATGCCGGTTTGCTCGGTCAGAAAGACGCCTTCCGGCCCGGTGCGGGCGATGTTGAAATCCACCATCACCTCGGGCACATCGTGCATGCCCGAGGCGTCTTGGTAGCAAGCAGGGCCATCATTGAGCGCTCGCATGTTCACTCGATTCATGCGGTCACGCATGCTGGACCAGCTCATCAGGCGGTTACCGCCAGGCCCAGCGTGCCATTCAGCCGCACGCGGCCGGTGGCGGAAGGGTTAGCAGCAACAGCGGTTGCCACGCCGACCAGGTAGTTACCGGTGCCCGGCACGTTGGTCAGCAAGCTGGAGGCAGCGATGGCGTAGATTGGCGCGCCCACAGTCCAGGCTTGCGCGCTGGTCTTGGGCAGATCAAAGACGCCAGTGGTTTTCAGTTCCACTTCTTCGCCTTCGGCCGCGTCCGTGCAGGCCACACCAATAAGGCTGGCCACACGGACCAGGTCGCCAGAAGAAACGCCGCCAGAAGGAGCGATTACGGTAACGATGTCACCGTGTTGCACAAAGTTTTTCATGTGTCACCTCGGAAATAGAGAGCAGAGAGGGTGCCCGCAGGCACCCGTTCAGGTTGATGGATTAAGCGCCGGCGTTCTTGTAGGCGCCGCGGTAGTCGATCCAGGCTGCGCCGAATACCAGGCGGGCCTTGATCTCCATGCCATCCACCTCGAAGCCCTCGCGGGTTTCGGTGAATACGCCCTGCTCGCCTTCCAGGTAGGCATACTCGAAGGTATCCACAGCGCCGGGGGCGGCGTACAGATACCACTGGTTGCCAGTGATGCGAGCATCCACGATGACGGTCAGCGACGCATTGCGCGCATCGTTGATGTCGGCGTTCTTGGCGGGCACGTAGTTGGAGCTGGTGAACTGATAGGCCTCCAGCTCTTTGTCCGGACCAACCACCAGATATTCTGGCGCCAGGTTCAGGAAGTTACCGCCAATGGACTTCTGCTTGCGCATCGCGGCGCGGGCAGCGGCCAGAGTGGTGGTATTGATGGCGCCACCAGAGGCGGCCAGGTTGCCGTGGTCCGCATGGAATACAGCAGTGCCGTCGGTGAAGTTCGGGTTACCCAGCAGCAGATCCCAAACGATGTTGGATTCAGTCTGAGCCGCAGCAGCACCCAACGCCTGCGGGATGCGAGTCATCGCGCCCAGGTCATCATTGACGATGGATTCCCAGGTGATGGCGATGATTTTGCCGTACTTGCCAACGGTCAGCGGCGAGCCTTCCTCGGTCACCGAGCCGTACTTGTACTCGCCGTGCTCGTTTACCTTCTCCAGAGAGGAGATATCACCAAGCGCAGCGCGGGTAACGGCGCGGAAGTCCGGCACGCTGGTCTGACGGCCCAGCGGGCGCCAAGTTTGCGGGGCCAGATCGTATGCCGCGCGCAGTGAGCGGTTAACGGTAGAGCCCAGTAGGATGGGGAAATCGCTGGTGCTGTGCATACCGGCTGCGCGCATGGCGCTGCGGTCACAGCCCAGTGCGGCGCGGGCGATTTCCTGCGGCGTCATGCCGCGAGTGTTGCCGCCGGCCATTTCCACAAACTCGCGCGCCATATCAATCAGGCGGGAGCCGCGGAACTCGCGGGCGGGCTCTTCCAGCTTGACGCTGGGGTCGCAGCGATTCATCAGCGCATTCTGCATGGCGTTACGCTTGGCCAGCACCACGCTTTGATCAACCGAGCTGGTGACAGTCGGCTGGCTGTTGCGGGTTTCGGGTTGATTGGCGCTCTGGCGCTCGGCCAGCTTGTCGATCATCTGCGCACTGGCATCTGCCACGCTGACGCCGCGGGCGACAAAGTCGTCTGCAACGTCATCGCCCAGGCCAACCTTCTTGGCCATGCTGCGAATGGTGGTAGAGCGGGTGCGCTCTTCTTCAGCCGCTTGCTTGCGGATTTGGGCCTGAGCTTGCTCGTCGGCCGCGCGTTCTTCGTCGGTCATGGGTGCTTCCTCTTTGGTGGTGGCCGCGACGGCCTGGTCAACGACAGGCTCAGCCTGACGAACTTCAAAAACGGTTGGGTATTTGGTGCCTTGGTACTCTTCGGCGGTTTTGGCGGCGCGAACCTTGCCGCCGTCATCGAAGCCGATAGGGACAAGGGAAAGCTCCATTGGCTCCCAGTCCACGGCGCGATAGGTGGGGATCTTGTCGTCGGCTTCTTCGATGATGTCGTAGCGGTGCACCACATAGCCGACGCTGATATTGCGCAGAATGCCGTCCTTGACGTCCTTGAAAATGTCATCCACTTCGTCACGCTGACTGAAGCGGATGCGCGCCCGGCCCTCGCCGCCTTCGAGCCACGCCTTTTCAACCACGCCGATCACGTCGCGCAGCTCCCATTTGGCGTGGGCATTGAGGAACGGGGCGCCGTTGTTCAATCGCTCGAGCCGAACGGCGGTATCACTTACGTCCAGCTCTTCGTTGTAGGTGCCAACGTCCCAGGCAAAGCGCCGGCCTTTGGCGCCGGTGGTCCAGGTGATCTCGACAGTGCGGTCATCGATATTCAGCGATTCAGGACGCACCGCGGCGCGAATACTGAGCATCGGCGTTTCCAGCGTCTTATTGGTCGCTGTCATCGGTTGATTCCTCTTTGGGTTCAATGGGGTCTGCCTGGAACTGCCCAGCACCGGAAAGGTGGCGGGGGTCGCAGTCGAGCACGATGGCCAATGCATCAAGCATCTTGTTGGACTCGGAAATCTCTTTGGCGTGAGCGGCTGGATCGGTAATGCCGAGTTCACGCAGCGCGTCTGGCCATGTGATCAAGCCGTTGCGCAGTTTCTCTTTTACGGTGGCAATCTCGCTCTTGGGGTCGACCATTTCACGGCGTGGCGGCACCCATTCAGCGCGTGACTCGATGATTCGCCCGTTAGGGCGCAATGCCTGAGCTTCAGAGAACCACTGCCAAACCGTCTCGCACATCTGCGGGATCATCATTCGCCACTGCCACACGTCCACCCGGCGGGCGAAGTGCAACCAGCCCATGCGGCCGGATGAGAAGTTGACGCCCTTCAAGTCTCCGGTCATCAGCTCATAGGGAATGCCCAAGCCAACGGCAATGGCGTGCAGCGCCTGCCAGGCGTAAGGCTCATAGCCGTTGAAGGTCGGCGGCGCAGCAAAGGTCACGTCTTCGCCAACGCCAAGCTCCTGCAGCAAGCCAGGCTCTACGCGGTCCACCAGTGGCGGCGCCTTGGTTGCGCTCGTCGTGTCGTCCTTGGTGATAAACGCAGCGAAGCAGGCGGCAATCTTGGCCTGCTCCATTACTGCGTCTTCCATTTCGTCGAAGTTGCGCAGCCGCTGCATTACCGGCGCAAGCCAACTGTAGCCGCGGGACTGGCCGGCGCGCTTGGGTAGGAACACGTGGATCACGTCTTCTGCAGGTATCCGGCGAGAGCTGATCGAACGCATAACGACATTGGCGCCCGGGTGTTCGTCGAACAACCAGTAAGCAACACGCTTGCCGATGGGGCTGAACTCGATGCCCTGAATAATCAGGTTGGCACCGTTATTGCCGCTTTTGTTCTCGTCCAGAAAATCAGCTTCGAGCAGCTGCAGCTGCAGCGGTACAGCCAGCCCGTCAGACACTTTGCGGCGACGACGACGAATCAGGCACTCGCCGCTTTCGGCCACCGCTTCGATGACCTTGTGCTGCAGGCCGTAGAAGTTCTCCATGCCATCCACATCACACTGCGCGGTTTCGGCCCACGCGGCCCAGTTATCGGCCAGCCGCTTGATGTCGGCCTTGCTCGATGCGATGGGGCGCGGCACGATCCCGGCGCCCACCACGTTGTCGGCAATACCGCTGATAGCGCGCTCGGCGTAGGGGTTGTTGCGGCGAAGGTCTCTGGCGCGAGCACGCAGCATGGCCAAGGCCGGACCGTTCTCTGCATTAGCATCTGTGCCGGCAGCGCGCCATCCAGCGTTTCGGCGGCCGCCTGCCGCGCCTTCAAAGCGGCGCGACAACGCATCCATGGCCACGTCAGTTCGCATTTTCTTGAGCCGGCTTTCGGCTCGCTTGGCCGCCCAGCCGGGGAAGAGGTCGCTGATCAATGGCATATCAGTAACCCTTCGAGAAAGAGGCGAAGCGGCGACCGGAGCCGCAGCCATTGACGGCTCCAGCGCCGATACCTAGCTCTGCAGCCATCGTGCGTAAGATGCGCTGCATTTCATCCAGCGAACGGTAGGTGGTCGTCCGGTCGCCATGACGTACAGACAGCGCACCTTCGGCAATGGCCGCTTGCAACTCTTGGTACTGCTGCTGTGTGTAGGCCATTAAGGTCTGCTCCAATAGGTTGACCGAGCGCGCGGGCGCTCTTCTGTCTCGCCCTGCGCCATGGCGGGCTCGATAACGTGTAAATCCAGATCCAGGCCGAAGCGCTGCTGACTGATGCGCAGCGCGGCGAGCGCGTAAACAAGGCAGTCCAGCGCCTCGTTGCGGCGCCCCTTGGCGTCCCACCGGTAAACCCGCCGGCCGCCGGCGATCTTCAGCACCTTCACCTCGGCGGTGAGCTGCTTGAGTTCCGATTCGTCGCAAATATCGTCGTTTGCAGGCAGGTGCACACAGCCCGGAACGTTGGCACCCGGCTGCGGTTGAATCTTTAAGCGGTTGTAGATCAGCTCTTTGGCGTTATCGGTGCCCACCTCTGTCAGGTACACCTTCGCCTTGCTGCGTGTTCGCGGGAAGCTCGCAATCGGCTTGCCGTAGGCACTGGCACCCTTGATTGGGATTACCCAGGTGACGCCGTGCTTGCGGCTTTCCTGATAAACCTCATCGGTGTAATGCCCGCCGGAGTCCCAGCACCAGCGCTCTACCTTCATCGGCAAGCCATCAGCGCGGTCGTAGAGGCGGTGCAGCTGCAGACCAACCTTGCGGCGCAGCTCCTCGCTGGCCGGGTCGCCGTGCAGTATCCAGCGATCAATCAGCCAGAACTCTTCGCCGGGGCCAACTGCCCAAACTCTGCCCTCGTAACGGTCGTCCTGGGTATCAATTCCACCAAAGAGCGCGCAGGCTGCTTGTGGCACGGCGCCCTGCCATATTTCCCGGCGGGCGTGCAGCTGCTCCCAGTCCACCTTCTCGCCTTGGTCGTCTTCCCATGTCTCGCCCAACGTGGTGTTCACGAAGGTCTTGAGCTTGTTGGGGTCAGACTTGGCCTTGAGAAAGTCCAGAACGATACGGCCCCAGGTAGTGAACGGGCTGTAAGCGGTCCAGATATGCCATGTGACTGACTCCGGCGTGGGGATCAGGTCATTACCTTCAAAGAAGTCGTAACCGTCTCGGGTCCAAATGCCTGTTTTCTCGCATATCCAGCGCGCCTGATCTTGCGTGTTCTGCAGCTCGAACTGGCGGATTACGCAGCCGTTGTGCTCGCACACATACCAAGCGTCCAGAGGCGCATCCGGGTCCCACTTGATGCCGAACTGTGTGT